ATTTGACATTAGAAAAATGGCATTAGATGCTGAAGAAAAACTAATTGAGGAGTCTTTCCAAAAAGGTTTAATCTCTGAGCAAGATCGGAATAATAAGTTGAGAAAGTTATCTGAGGATAGAATTAATATAGAGTTGGCTGAGAAAGAGCAAAAAGCTGCAATTCAGGCTGCTTATATTGATATAACAGCACAGGCAGCAGGATTAGCAAAACAACTATTCGAGAAAAGCAAGGGAGTTCAGATAGCATCTTTGGTTGTTGAACAAGCAGGTGCAATTGGTAAGATTCTTGCCAACTTAGGAATAGCCAATGCTAAGGCGCTTGCTCAATTCCCTGCAACAGGAGGTCAACCGTGGATAGGTATAAACACAGCATCAACAGCATTATCTATTGCATCAATTGTTGCAAGTACAGCAAAACAAATTAACAAAATTAAAAACCCAGACTCAGAAGGTGGCGGTTCGCCTTCTATAGCAAAGTTAGGTAGTGTATCACCTGTTTCACCTGCATTACCAGAGGCTCAGTTGACACAGTTGAATCAGTCAACAATCAATGCTCTTGGTAATCAGGCAGTAAGGGCGTATGTAGTTGAAACAGATATGACTACTAATCAACAAAGGATTCAAGCAATTAAGCAAAGAGCAAGATTTGGTTAAGTTGATAACATTATTTAATATAAACATTTATAAACATGGAATTACCATTATTTGAACTTAAGATCAATGATGATATTAATGATGATGCAGAAGTAAACTTTGTTTCATTAGTTGATAGACCAGCGATCCAAAGGAATTGGAATGCATTTAAAGAAAAGTATAAATTTGAGATTATATCTGAAGAAAAGCGGATTATTTCTGGTCCTCTTATGTTGGCTGATACTCCAATTTTTAGGAGTGATGCTACTCATGGTGATTACTATGTTATGTTTAGTAAAGACACTATTTTCAAGATTGCTCAGAAGTTTTTCAAAAAAGGTTATCAAGCAAATGTAAATGTTAATCATGATCCATCACAAAAAGTTGATGGAGTGGTTATGTTTGAAAGTTTTATATCAGATGAAGAAAGGGGTATTGCTCCAATGAAAGGTTTTGAAGATGCTCCTGATGGTTCATGGTTTGGAAGTTTTAAGGTTGAAAATGATGATACATGGCAGAAGGTAAAAAATGGTGAAGTAAAAGGATTTTCTGTAGAGGGAGTGTTTGAATATAGTAAAACAAAGAGTAAAGATCAGGAGATGTTAGACCAGATAAAGAAAATTTTATCTGCCATAAGTGATAAATAATCGTATTCATTAACATTTAAAAATAAAGTATGAACGCAAAAGAGGCAATCCTAAAAATTAGGGCATTATTTGAAGATATGCCACAGGAGGAAAAACCTGTTGAGGAGGCAAAACAAGATTTTGCTGAATATCAACTTGCAGATGGAACAAAAGTTATGATTTCTTCACTTGAAGTAGGTGGTGAAGTTAAACTTGAAGATGGTTCATTTGCTCCTGATGGTGATCATCAACTTGCTGATGGTTCACAAATTTCAGTTTTGGATGGTAAAATCACAGAAATAGAAGCTGCTGAAAAACCTGAAGCTGATATGCCAGAAGTAGAAGTTGAAGCAAAAGACAAGAAAATTGAAGAAATGGCTGCAGAATTTGCTGCAAAAATTTCTGAGTTGAACGGATTAATCGAAGCATTGAATGAAAAAGTATCTTCTATTGAAGATAAATCAAAACAAGGCTTTTCTCAGGTAGTTGATTTGATTGAAGAGGTAACTAAAATGCCTCAGGCTGATCCAATTGAAAAGCCACAATCATTCAAATTTGAAGCTACAAAAGACATTAAGTTTGAAAGACTTAATAAATACAGACACGCAATTTTAAACTCTAAAAATTAAAACAAAATGGCATTTAACGTTTCTGCATTGGCAGATTACACAGAACAAAACGAAGCATTACTTGTAACTTCAAGTGTGCTTGGTGCTAAGACTGCATCTTTGATTAAGAGTGCAGGTAACGTAATGGTAGGTGTTAAATCATCTGAAACCATTAACATCATGGACACAGACGCAATTTTCCAATCAGGAAGTTCTTGCGGATTTACTGCATCTGGTTCTACAACTTTCACTCAAAGAACAGTGACTGTTGGTAAAATTAAAGTAAACGAAGCTCTTTGCCCTAAAGATTTGGAAGCAAAGTATCTTCAAAAGGCATTGCCTACAGGTTCAATGTATGACAGCATCCCATTCGAACAAGAGTTTTCTGAAAAGAAAGCTAAAAGAATTGCTGCTCAACTTGAAACTGCTTTGTGGCAAGGTGACACTGATTCAGTTAACGTAAACCTTAACAAATTTGATGGTTTGGTTAAATTGATTGGTGCTGCATCTGGTGTTGTTGCTGCAAATGCTTCAACTTACATTTCTGGTGCTCCTTTGTCAAGCATTACTTCTGCTAACGTAATCAGCATTTTTGATGGTGTTTACAAAGCAATCCCTGCTCAAGTTGTAGCTGCTGATGATATGACTATCTTCTGCGGTCAAGATTTGTTCAGAACTTACACAATTGCATTGAAAGATGCTAATCAGTTCCATTACTCAATTGATGTAAAAGCTGATAGCGAGTTCATTCTTCCTGGTACAACAATTAAAGTTGTTGCAGTTGCAGGTTTGAATGGTACTAACAAAGTATATGCAATGAGATTGAGCAACTTGTTCTTGGGAACTGATCTTCTTAATGAAGAAGAGAAATTCGAAATCTTCTATGCAAAAGAAGCAGATCAAGTACGATTTGTATCTGAGTTCAAAATGGGTGTGAATATCGCATTCCCTGATGAGATTGTGAAGTTTATCCTTGCATAATTAACAGGGCAGCCTAAAAACTGCCCTATTTTTAAATAAATAAAATTTAATCAAATGGCTTGTGCTCTAACACAGGGTTACACATTGGATTGTAAAGATTCGCTCGGTGGCATAGTTGAGGTTTACTTCATGGCTAAACAAGATGTAGCATCTTATACAGTATCTGGTGGAGTTATGACTGCTCTTACAAAAGATACTGGAAAAAGATTCTATAAATATGAACTTGTAAAAGCTACTTCAAATTTTGTTGAGAATATAAATGCATCTGTAGAAAACGGAACAATATTCTATCAGCAAGAATTGACTGTTGTTTTAAATAAACTTCAAGTAAATACAAGAAATGAAATCTTGTTGCTTGCTAAGAATCTTTTAGTCGGTGTAGCTAAAGATAATAACGGCAAATATTGGTATCTTGGATTGACAAGAGGACTTGACATAACAGCAGGTTCATCTCAATCAGGTACTGCAGAAGGTGATAGAAGTGGTTATACACTTACTTTCACAGGAAAAGAACCTGAACTTGCTCCTGAAGTAAACTCTACAGTTGCAGGTCAACTCGAAACAGCAGGTTCATAGTATATACATAGTGCTTTTAGGTGAATTTGCCCTGCCTTTTTAGGTGGGGCATTTTTGTTAATATCCAATAAATTCTGCATTTATAATTGATGATACAATTAACTAAAGGGCAAACTCAATATATATATTTAACTTTAACTGAAAAACAGTTATTATCAAATCCTAATTATTTGTTCATATTTACTAACAGGAGTTCTAATATTGAAGTTAAATTTGTATTGCTTAATGCTGCAGATGTGAGTCAATATAAAGACAGATATAATAAATTTTCAATTGTAACCAATACTTATTTTGGTAGCAGTTTAAATGGTCAATGGACTTATAATGTTTATGAGCAAGTAAGTTCATCAAATACTAATCCTGCAGGTTTAAATTTATTAGAAAGTGGTATAATGATGCTAAATCAATCAGCAACAGTTTATACTGAATATGCAACTACAGACACTTATAAAATAAGAGAATGATAAGTAATCAGAACATAGCTAACTACGTTTTAGTGCAATTTGCAGAAGCTAAACAACCTGAATATAGAGAAAAAAAGGGAGAAGGTTATATTCAATATGGTGATAGAAATGACTATCCAACATATTTAGTAGAACTTTTTAATAAATCTGCAAAGCATAATGCTATTGTAAGAAATAAAGTTCATTATATAATTGGTAACGGATGGAAAGGTGGTGAAGAATCTCAACCATTTATTGATAGTCCAAACAGGAGTGAAAGTCTTGACGATCTTTCAAGAAAGGTTAGTCTTGACATAGAACTTTTTGGAGGTGCATATTTGGAAATTATATGGGGTATTGGTAAAGTTGCAGAAATTTGGCATTGTGATTATACTAAGTTTAGAACAAACAAAGATAATACTCAATTCTGGTATAAAGAAGATTGGAAAGATAGAAATGAAAAATATGAAGTATACCCTGCATTTAATCCAAAAATGCCACAGGGAAAACAGATTCTTTATTTAAAGGAATATAGACCAAATGGTGGTGTTTATTCTTTACCTTCATATTTTGGTGCACTAAATTATATTGAGAGTGATATAGAGGTTTCTAAACATGTTCTCGGTAATGCTAAGACAGGTTTTTCAGCAAGTAAGTTAATTACATTGCCTAATGGTGAACCTTCGCCAGAAGAACAGAGAGTTGTTCATAATAAATTTAAGAATACTTATACTGGTGCTGATGGTATTAAATACATGTTGGCATTTGTAAATGACGCATCAAGAAAACCAATAGTTGATGATTTAGGGCAGTCTGATTTAACAAAAGAAGATTTTAGTAGAGTTGATGAGTTAATACAGACCAACATATTTAGTGGTCATCAGGTTACAACTCCGTCAATATTTGGTATTGCAGTCCCTGGCAAATTAGGAACAAGAACAGAAATGCGTGACGGATATGAAATCTTCAAATCGACGTATGTTAATGGCAAGCAAATGTTTTTGGAATCTGCATTTAATATGTTGGCAGGATATGCAGGTTACCCAGAAGATTTAACAATACTTTCAACAGAACCTATAGGAATTGAATTTAGTGAAGCAACAATTTTACAAGTTGCTCCAAAAGAATGGATTATTGAAAAACTTGGTATTGATATGAGTAAATATCAACAACCAGAGCAACCTATTCAGCAACCTGTAGAGACTGCAGAGCAATTTGATCAGCATTTTGATTTTTCTGCTTTAGATGATTTAGGTGATGATGAAGAAAATTATATTATTTGGAGAAAAAGAAGTGCATTTGAAATGCAAGAAAATTTTGCTGATGTAAGTCAATTACAGGCAAATATTTTGGATTTAATTTCTAAGGATAAAAGAATTACTCCTGAAGTGATTGCATCTGTTTTAAAAGAAGATGTAGGAACTATTAAGAGAATTATGGGTTTACTTGCTGATAAAGGTTATATAGCAGTAAAAGATATTTTGATTGGTGAAGGTATTGATTCAAATATAATAACTGAAAGACAGTTGACTGAACCATTAAGAGATATTGTTGAAAAAATAAAACCAGAAACAACTCAATTGCTTGTCAGATATACATATGAATGGAAAAAAGGTTTTAATGATTCAGATAAACCATCAAGTAGGCCATTTTGTCAGTATATGATTAGTCAAAGAGTTAATAATAAAAAAAGAATGTATTCCAGAAGTGAAATTGAGGAGATGAGTTCAAGATTAGGTTATTCAGTATGGGATAGATTAGGAGGATGGTGGACAAAACCAAATGGTAAACATTCGCCATCTTGCAGACACGAATGGAAAGAAAACATTGTAACAAGAAAATAAAATGAGTTTAAACATACTTTTCATATCAGTTGACACTATCAAAGATAGGACAGGACTGCACAATAATGTAGATGAAAAATTAATATTGCCTGAAATTAAAGCAGCTCAAGATATTTATATTTTGCCTGCACTTGGATCAGGACTTTATAATAGACTACAAGATGGTATAAACAATAATAATTTGACTCAAGCTGAAGTAACTTTGATGAATGATTATATTGTTGATACATTAGTGAACTTTGTTTTAAGTGAATTACCACAGGGATTGAGTTTCCAATATTATAACAAAGGACTATTGAGAAAAACAGGTGAAAATTTTGAATCACCATCTATGCAAGACATGATTGATGTTGCAAATAGATACAAAGGAAGAGCAGAATATTACAAACAAAGATTAATTAAGTATTTAAAAGAGCAATCATCAAAAGGTAATTTTCCACTATATTTAAACCCGGGTTCTGGTATTGATACAGTAAGACCTGAGCATGATGGTTATAATTCAACTATTTATTTAGGTGATGATACATGCTGTGGTGGAAAAAAATATTATAAAGATTTTAAATATATATACCAGGGCGATAATCCTCCATGCTGTTATGAGTAAACAAGCTAATTTGAAAAATCAAAAGAAATTGCAGATTTATCTGAAGAAAAATGGCAACAACACTAACACTAAACCAAACGATAAAAGCTCTGACAGATTACGGAAACAACCACGCGCAAATTAATTTTGTTTATTTTGGTGAGGTTTATAATCGTTTGAGTCAGGAAGATGTGACATATCCTGCCATGTTTATTACACTTGAAAGTTCAAATATACTTGCAAAGCAGATTGAGTTCAGATTC